ATGCGCGTAAGAGCGAAACGAGAACCTATACAGATAGAAATGATTAAAAAAGGATTTAATCAAAAGACGCTTTCGAAAAGAATCGGAGTGCAACAATCGACTTTATCGAATTTTCTAAGCAATAAATATTCTCTATCTCCAAACAAGGCTTTCGAAATATCTAAAGCTTTGGACAAAGACTTTGATGATTTATTTCTGATAGAAGAAAAGGAGGTGACTAGATGAAACTCGAAGTAGATTTAAGCCCGACTATAGAACAGCAATTAACAGAAGTTGCTAGTCGTGTATGGGCGGAGACAATGAAGTGTGAAGTTGAGAAACGGACTTTTCCAGAATGGATGGATTTAGAAACAACATGTGATTACCTACAAGTATCACGATCCAATTTATCTAAGTTTATAAAAGAATTGGATTTTCCAGTTTCAACGATCAATCAGACGAAGCGTTGTAATCGTAAAAAGGTTGATGAATGGATGGCACAATTTGAAATTTAATTAGTTGCTGGGGGGCAAAAGGAAGGTTGGTTAGTCAAATGATAGTCGCAAAACAATTATTATTGGAGGATGGAAATGCTGAAATTAGTTTGGATACCTAAGAAGTACAAGAATTTTTCTGTACGTGAAATTGTAGAAGAAGCTGAAAGTATTTTGAAAGAGTGTAAGGATGCTGAAAAAGAGAATGCACGACTTTATGCGGATTTAATGGTTCTTCAAAATCAAATAGCTAATTTAACAGAAGAACAAGCACGAAAAAATTTAGCGGTCATGATTCCATGGCTAGAAAGTCAGTTTCCAAGTTTAAAAGAAACGGAGTAAAAACCTATGGATAGAGAAAAGAAAAAAAAGCCTTTGCTATACAATTCTTGGCGGAATCAGCAAATGGCTACACGTAGGTAAAATACCTATAGTTCTTTTCTCTAATTCTAACACAAATTGATGGAGGAATGAAGAGAATGAACAAAAATATTGATATAGATATGTTAATCGCTGATTCAAGTTATATAAGTAATGCTATTTTAGCGTTGAGTGAAATGTCTTATGAGTTTTTACCAGGAGTTTCTACGAAACTAGAAGATATAAACAAATTGAACGCAATCATTGCAAGTATTCAGTGTTTAGCAGACAGACACGCTAAGGACATGGAAAAATTAGAAGAGGTGGCACAATGATTTATATAGGAAAAGTTAGACCGAGTATTATGGAGCCGCCAGTAGAGCAAAGTATTATTCAATTCTTTTCAGAATATAACCCGATTGAGGTTGTTGTTCCTGATGATCCAGAAAAACAGAAGGAGTTAAAAACGATTAGACTAGACGGTTTTATTGTGGGAGAAATGAAAGCATTAATACGAAAAAACGAAAATTTAATCAGTCGCGATTGTCTAATTTTAGATTTAGATGACGTAGTTATATCGGAAAGCGAACTAGTTGAAAAGATTAGCAAAAAATTCAAAAAGTTTGATTATGTGCTTTATCCCACTGTAAGCCACGGTTTCAAAGGCGTACGTTATCGCTTGGTTATCCCTTTAGATAAACCAGTGAAGGAACAAGAATATAAATTACTAGTGTCTTTCTTTTCTCAAAAAGTTTTGAGCGATATTATCCGTATACCAGATTTATCTAATTTAACCTGGTCACAAATACAATTATTACCAGTGACAACTCAGCACGTCACAAGTGAACAGATAATCATTTCTAAGGGAGAAAAATTATTTCCGGTAGAAGAAGCATTATTAGGAGCTAAACGGTGGGAAAAAGAATACTCTTTACTAACTGGTTGCGTTCGTTCTACACCGTTATACAAAAACACAAACCAATTTAAAAAAGGTGGGTCACGTTATCGGAATACCACCACTGAGTTGTTTGAAAGTTTGGTTGCTGGTTGTGAAGAAGGAAACCGAAACAATCGGATTGCACAGATAACAGGTGGCTTATTGGCTCGAGCGGTTGATGTGTCGGCAGTGTTCGAACTGGTGAAAGTCGCCAATCAATATTTTGCAGAACCATTATCAGAAAAAGAAGTTGAAGCCACGTTTTATTCGATCGCAAAAAAGGAGTTGTCGGATAGTTGAGCAATTTAGTTGAATTACAGGACTTACAAAAGAAGAAACAACAATCCAATAAGGAACTTCCAAACTGGATTTATTATGATGAGAACGGAACAATGAAAGTCAATGCTCAAAAACTAGGCTATGAAGTCATGAAAGAAGTTCCTATGATTCGAGCGAGTGAATTATCTTTTGGTGCAAGATTTGATAAATCCATTGGTGCATGGCGCTTGGATAGTTTGAATGATTTTTTAGAAGGATATATCACGAAGAAATTAGAATCAGTCGGCAAGTGGAGCCAACAAAAACTAAACGAAACCAAGAAATTTATATTCATTAAAATATATGATAGCACGATGAAAGAAAATCCATTCAATCGTAGCAAGCCCTACCTAGCCAATTTTAAGAACGGCACATACAACATTAAAACTGGTGAATTGAAGCCACATGATATTAAAGATTATATCTTACAAAGCCAAGAGTATGCAATAGACCCAAGCATTAAAGACTATCCGACAAAAACAGTCGCTTGGCTGAATGATTTAACAGGCGATAAAGACAGTGTGATATACCTTATGGAATTGATCGGTTATTGCTTTTATCGGAGTTATGCACCCTTTCAATGTATCACGATACTACAAGGTAGCGGAGAGAATGGAAAATCGACTTTCTTGAATATTCTGACGAAAATTCTAGGTCAAAACAACGTTAGTAATATGACCTTGCAAGACTTAGGAAACAAACAAAATCGCTTTGCCAGCAGTAATCTTTACCAAAAACTAGCGAATCTATTTGCAGATATTGATGCGGAGTTTATCAAGTCTACTGGATTACTTAAAGCGTTAACTGGTGGTGATCGTTTATCTGCCGAACAGAAAGGGAAAGACGCGTTCATGTTTATCAATTTTGCCAAGTTGATATTTTCTGCCAATGAGCTACCGCCGTTCAGCGATTTTACAGTCGGATTTAATCGGCGGTTGTATGTGGTTCCGTTTGATTGCGTGATTGATGAAGCGTTCAAACAGAAACACGACTTAAAAGCAATTGAGGACGAGATACCACTATTTACCGTTGAATGTATGCGAACGTTCTATGAAGCGTTACAACGTGGAGAATTGACCGTATCTGCCAAGATGAAAGAAGCAAAAGAAAACTGGTTGAAAGAATCGAATCATGTTTTACGGTTTATTGAAGAGCTATGTGACGTTGATACGGAATCTAAAGAAGGTGATTCATCAAAAATGATTTATGAAGAATATCGGGATTTCTGTTATCGGGAAAGTTTGCGTGAATTATCTCAACCAAGGTTTACGAAGCAGTTAGAAAAAATGGGGATATACAAAAATAATGCTCGACAAAATGGTACTAGAGTATGGAGATATGTCCACCTCAAAATGAAATATTCGCTATAAAAAAATGCTGACCCTATCAACAATTATCAAAATGCTGAACCACTTGTACCGCATGAGATAAACATTGATATATAAGGGTTTGCAAGGTACGAAATAAAACAAAAGGTTGTACCAAAGCCGTACCACTACTTGTACCATTAAAAAGTGGTACGGGTGCTGGTACAACAGTGGTACAGGTATAAACGACAATAAATCAATTGGAAAGCTTGTCATATCAATGATTTAGCTATGTGGTACGACTGGTACAACAATTTCAATAAAGTTACAGGGGTCAGCATATTTTTTAACAAGGAGAGATCAAATGTTAAACATTATAAAAATAAATAAAAAGATTCATTTTGAATATACAAAAGAAATCGGTCAAGTATTAATGAACGCCTTATCGTTCAGTGTGGCATTGCAGACGAAGGATTATTCTACCTTTTCCCCCGAAGTGTTGGAGCAAATGGAGAAAGATCCTGAATGGTTGTACGATGTTACGAATTGGCTGCAAGTGACAATCGTTAATTCTTTATTGCAGAGTGATAACTACGATAGCATAGATGAAGTCGTGAGTGAGTTTAATTGTCTGCTTAACCTGTATGATCGAGCGAGACAACGAGAGCTTACATCGAATGAGGATAATTTGTTTTTAAACATCCATGATAAGTTCTTGGCTTTGCTACTAACAGATGATGAATTGATAACTAATTTATTGGAGGTAGAATAATTATGTATATGGAAAGTATTAGATACTTCGATGGTGAGAAACACATCGAGTATTCAAACACTCAAGAAGATGTAGACTTTATTAGTTTTAAGGAAGATAAAATCGCTAAAGTTAATTTTAAAGATGGAACATACCTAAAGATAGTATCTCCTTATATTGAATACAAATCAAAATGGGAACAAGATGATTCTGACGAATGAGATCGCTTTGGTTGGTAATCTATGGCAGTTAAAAAACAATGCAATCATGCTGGATGTAAAATATTGATTGATTATAGGCAAAAGTATTGCGAGAAGCACAAAGCGGAACAAACAACGGTTAAACGTGAAGAAAGAAAGCAAAGCGAAGGTAAATATTTTCAATTCTATCAAAGCAGAACATGGCGAAAGGCTTCATACTTGTATCGGTTAAATCATCCAGTATGTGAGGATTGCCTAGAAGAAGGCTTGATAAGGAAAGCTGATGTTGTAGATCATAAAATTGAGATAAAAGATGATTGGACTAAGCGGCTTGATGAAAGTAATTTCCGTTCGTTATGCCATGCACATCATAATACTAAAACAACTAGAGAAAGAAGAAAGCGTAAAAGTGACTCCCTTTAGTTATAAGGGGGGCTTGTGTGAAGTCTGCTGACAATCGATGCCTACTCATCTTTTTACAAATAACCGTTGTGAAAAGGCATAAGGGTAATTACAAATAAAGATTACAGTTGTAATCATAAATGAAACAGTATATAATGAAAGTAGGAGATTTAGTGAAAAATACAGTTGTCATTACTGATGAAACAGGGAAACAGCGCACCATTGAGTTACCTCATTTTGGTCAAGTAACCATTCAAATGCAAAACGGAAAAATCATTTATATAGATAAATTAGACAAAGAAAAATTCTGATCGAAAAACGAAGGAATGTTGGCTTAATTGCTGGCGTTCCTTTTTCTTTTGTCTGAAAGGAGGACAACATGGGACACCCAAAATTATTAGAAGATACAAAAGGCAATATATCAAGCGAAGAAAAGGCAATCCGTGTGGACGCTAGAGAAGAATTGTTCAAGCAGCAACCATTAATAAATATCACGCCCCCTGACTGGATGGCGGCAAGCGCTAGAAGTGAATGGAATCGTATCGTACCAACATTAAAAAAAGATTATCCATTGAGTGAAGCAGATTATGGTTCATTGGTAGCATATTGTTTAGCCTTTGCTCGAATGAAAACAGCCGAAGCCGAGATAAGAAAATCAGGAACGTTTATCACATGCGAAAACGGAGTAAAGAAAGCTAATCCAGCAGTTCGAGTTCAATCTCAAGCTATGAGTGATTTGAAAAAACAAGCCACCTCACTAGGTATGACCTTAGAATCACGATCAAAACTAGCTTTGAACAAGGTTAAAAATGATGAACCCGAAGACCCGTTCAAAAAGTTGATGAGTTCATGAACGATTACATTGAAAAAGTATTATCAGGCGAGTTGGTTGCACCTAAGAAAATTATCCAAGCGTGTGAGCGCCATATAAGCGATTTGGAGCGTTCTAAGTCAGATAGCTTCCCTTATGTGTTCGATGAAGAACAAGCCACCAAAGCGATTAAATTCATTGAGTTGCTACCATCTACGGACGGTAAAACAATCAAGATGTTAGGATTTCAAAAATTCATTCTAGGCAGTCTTTATGGCTGGCGTACTAAAGAAGGGAATTACAGGCGATTCAATCGAGCGTTTACCAGTATGAGCCGTAAGAATGGGAAAACGTATATCGCAAGTGGCATGGCTGCCAATGCGTTGATTATGGAACAAGAACCAGCAGAAGCAAGGCAAGTATTGTTTGTAAGTAACGCTTTGAAACAAGCTAAATTGGGCTATGATATGCTGTCTAATTCACTTAGAAACGTGGTCAAGTCTAGTAAGTTTTTAAGACCACAACTGAAAATTATGAACTCTAAGATTCAGCACTTGCCCTCTAATTCGTTCGCTATGGCACTGGCTAGTGAAACCAGCACGCTAGATGGGTTTGCACCAACAACCGCAATTCTTGACGAGTGGCACGAAGCAAAAACTCGTAAAACGTACAACGTCATTAAGTCAGGAATGACCCAACAAAAGAACGGCTTATTGTGTGTTATTAGTACCGCTGGGCTTGATTTAAACGTTCCTATGTACGAGGAATACTTATTGTTAGATCGTGTGCTAAAAGGCGAAGAACAAGCTGACAGGTACTTTATAGCGATATGGGAATTAGACGATCCCGAAGAAATTCACGACCAAGAAAAATGGATCAAAGCGAACCCGATTTTTGAAAGTGAAGAAATCAAAAAAGTAATGATTCCAACCATTCAAGATGATGTGAACCTTGCTTTGAAACAAAATAACCTTAATTCTGTGTTGGTGAAAAACTTCAATTTATGGAGACAAGCGAGTGAGGACAGCTATATGATTGCTGAAGACTGGCAAGCAACCGAAGTAAGCAACGAAGATATTACAGGTAAGCCCGTTTATATAGGTGTGGATTTGTCTAAAACAGATGATTTAACCAGTGTTTCGTGGATTGTACCGTTGGATAACGGCAAGCTTTATTGTGATTCTCATAGTTTTGTAGCTACCAAGTATGGACTTCAAGACAAAGAAAAGCGTGACGGGTTGCCTTATCGGGAATTAGAAAAGGTTGGCGAGTGTTCTATCACTCAATTAGAAAGCGGCATTGTGGACTATGACCAAGTATTTGATTTTATTCAAGACTTAATCCAAGAAAATGATTTGGAATGTATGGGGATTTGCTATGACCCGTATAACGCTAATTCGCTTATCAGTAAAGCTGAAAAAGCCAACTACCCAATGTTAGAAGTAAGACAAGGAACGATTACTCTAAACGTTCCGACTCGAACATTTAGGGAACAGGTCTATGAAGGCAACGTGATCCATAAGAAAAATACAATCCTCACTCATGCAGTGAATAACGCTATTTTAAAAACAGATAACAACGGCATTCAGATTAATAAATCAAAGAACAGTAACAAAATTGATCCAATAGCTGCATTAATCAATGCCTATGTGTTTGCAATGGATTACTTCACCACAACGGAAGGAGCGAAAGCAGACAATGAATTTTATACAAGTGAAGAATTTTCTTTCTAATTACATTCATACCGTTCTTTTACTTCTCGGATTGGTGTGTGTATTGGTTGCAATCACCTTACTAACAAATGTCTATTATGGTTTGTTAGCGCTGGGCATAGTGCTTATTGGGATAGCGGTCATGTTAAATACAGAACAGAAGGGAGGTTAAAAGATGGCATTTTTTAAAGCGAGACAAAATACAACGGGAGATCCTTTCCTAGATCATGTGGTATCAATCCAATCAGATGATTACACCACCAGTTTTACAAGCGTTCGTGCATTAAGAAATAGTGATGTGTTTGCAGCCGTTCGGATCATTGCCAGTGATATTGCTTCAAGTCCAATTCAATTGGTTAAAAACAATATGCCGCAAGCTGATGATGAACTGGTGAAGTTGCTAAACGATAAGCCCAATCCAGAAATGGACGGGTGGCATTTTAAATTTTCTTTGGCGGTCAATATGTTGCTAAACGGTAATAGCTTTGCAGAGATTAAACGTAACGGTGAAAAGGTAGAAGAACTTCACTTATTACCTAACTCAAGCGTGGCAGTTACTCAATTAGATAATGGCACGTTGTCTTATCAGATTGGTGATAAAAAAAGACGTGTGAAGTCTAGCGATATTTTGCACTTCAAATATTTCACCCAAGATGGTTTGACAGGATTGCCGCCGCTTTATGCGTTACGTGATGAAATGAAGATACAACAGGCTGGTAATCGAACATTACACAAATTCTTTGCTCGTGGTGTCAGCGGATCAGGAATTTTGAAGGTTCATAAGTCAGATTTAGACGGATCGGCTAAAAATGCGATACGTGAAAAATTTGAAGAAGCCAACGGTTCAAGTAGCGGAGATAATGCACTAAGAACAATCATTCTTGATGAAACAATGGACTATAAATCTTTAGAAATAAATACAGATGTTTTGAAGTTGGCTAATTCTAGTGATTGGACAACGAAACAAATTGCTAAAGCGTTCGGTGTACCGATTGAGCGTTTAGGCGTTGAAAATGAACACTCTAGCACGACTCAAAGTAACTTGCAGTATATACAAAGCACACTGATCCATTACTTTAATGTGTTTGTAAGTGAATTTGATACAAAACTAAAAACTAACACACGCTTTAATTCCGATCAGTTGTTAGAAACCGATCCAGAAACAAAAGTAAAAAATGTATTGGATCAGGTCAAAGGGTCACTTCTCACGATTAATGAGGGGCGGTCGAAAATGGGTCTACCCCCTATGGATGGTGGCGATCGTTTACTAGCAAGTTTGAACTTTACGTATTTAGATACGTTGGAGAAATATCAATTAAAAGAACAGGAAGGAGTTACACCAGTTGAATAATGAAGAAGAAAAAGAAAAACGGCTGACAGAAGAAGCTGAGCTAACAGCCGATTCTCCAAAAATGGGGAAAGAAAACGAAGAACAGCCAACAGACGGCAAAATTATTTCAGGCTATGCGTTGAAATTCGGGCAACCGTCAAAAGATTTAGGCGGCTTTGTGGAAGTCATTACACCCGAAGCATTAAAAGAGGTGGATTTATCAAATGTGTTCTTATTGCAGAACCATGATTATAGCAAGCCTTTAGCAAGCGTTAAAGCAGGCACGTTAAAATTAAACATTGATGATGTTGGTTTACATTTTGAAGCGACTTTAAACGATACGAGCTATGCTAATGATGTGTATGAGAATGTATCAAAAAAATTATTGGACTCAATGAGTTTTGGTTTTGTGTTAGGGATCGATTCCTTCGACAAAAAAGAAGATGGCACAATTGAACGATCAATAGATAAAATCAAAGCACTTAATGAAATTAGCGTGGTGACCGTTCCCGCTTATGATTCATCAAATGTCCAAGTCAATAAGCGTTCTTACGAATCGTTTATGAGTAACAACCAAGCAAAGCAAACAAACAATAGCTTAGAATCCACTTCTAAAGCACAAAAGGAGAGTAATAACATGGAAAAAACTTTAATCGATAACGAAAAAACAGAAATGCGAGGGTATGAAGAATATATCCGTTCACAAGGCGAAGTGCGTGATGGAGTCACTACTGTAAATGCAGCGGCAGTTGTTCCCGAAGAAGTAATCGGTGAAGTCTTTGATTTGAAACGTTCAAATTATAACTTAGCTCAATATGCAACAGTAAAAACAGTATCAAATGGACAAGGTAAATATCCAGTAGCAACTAACCAACAAGCAGTGTTAGCAACAAAAGCTGAACTTGCTGAAATTGGTGATATTGACGCTGAAATGTTTACTTCAGTTGATTATAAAGTAGAAACTCGTGCTGGTAAGATTGCCTTATCAAATGAGGTTGTGGAAGATTCAGCAGTGAATATTGTACAAGAGGTTAAAGATCAGTTAGCGAAATTGGTTGAAAATACCGACAATAAGCATATCATGGATTTATTAAAAACATTCACTAAGAAAACGGCTGCTACGTTGGACGATTTGAAACAACTATACAATGTGGCATTAGACCCAGCATTAAATAAAATGGTAATTCTAAACCAAAGCGGATATCACCACCTAGATACATTGAAAGATTCAGATGGACGTTACATTTTACAACCCGATGTGACAGCCCCTAGTGGTAGATCATTGTTCGGTATGCCAGTAGTATTGATTGCAGATACATTGTTTGCCAATCCTAAAGCTGGAACATTCCCTATGATTATGGGGGATATTGCACAATCTATCTTTGTTGCTCGTAGAAATCAAGTAACGACTCAATGGGAAAAATTCGATTACTACTCACAAGGACTTGCAGTGATCGTTCGCAACGATTACAAGAAAATTGATCAAAATGCTTCAGTGTATATTGAGTTTACGCCAGTTGTAACACCGAAAGTATAGAAAAATATTGGGCGGTGGTTTATCCCACTGCCTTTTTTATTAGGAGAGATAAAATGGTAAATTTGGATAGCATAAAAAAAAGTATGCGGATCGATCACACTATTGATGATGACTTTATTCAACAATTGATTGATACAGCAGGCGAATATATAAAAAGTGCTATTGATAGTAGCGCAACGGATAAAGATATGGATAATTATCAGCAATTTGATTTGGCGGTGTCATTACTTACTCAACATTGGTATTTGAACCGTCAAGAAGCCAGCAGCGAACGTATGCCAGTAACAGTACAAGCCTTAATCCAGCAAATAAGAGGTGCATATTATGCCGATCATTAAGAATGTGAATGAATTGACAGAGAGAATCAAGTTTAAAAAGACAAAACGGGTAAAAGATGAAGATGGGCAGATGGTGGATAGTGAAGAAACTGTATTTGAATGTTGGGCTAATGTGCGTTCACAAATGCTAAAAGACGTGCTTGCTAGTGTAGGTACCATTCTTGAAGGAACGTTGACGTTTATTATTCGATACGATCAAGATTATAAACTAACAAACGATATGAAAGTAGCTTGGAAAAACAAGAGTTATAAAATTATCTCAATTAATGAAGGAACGGCGTTTAAAGATTATACAACGATCATAGCTAAACAGATTTTTTAGAATGATTACACTTGTAAACGTTGTGGGAAATGCGGTAAATAGTGAAAGAGCGGACTTCAAAGAAGATGAGCTATTTATTAACGCTACCTTGCTTTTAACGCAATACTGGTATTTAAATCGAGGGGAAGCAATCGCAGATCATATCCCCGTTTATGTTACAAGTATGATTCAACAATTACGAGGGAAATATCAATGAAATAAAACTCACAGGAAGTACATGTATTTTTTGTTAAAAAGATGAATTGATGATTTAATATGTCGATTAGTATGAACATGTAGTGTATAATTTGGAATAAGGGAGGAATGTACATGATGAATATATTGGAAAATATATTGACAGTTACAGGGATAATTGGTCTGTTTTATGGATTTGGATCATGGCTATACTACCATAAAATAGGATTTTATTTATTCTTAAATAAAATCATGTCTTCCAAGAGAGAAGTTCAGTTTGATTTAACAACTTCTTTTAAAAAACAAGATTCGATTGATTTTAAAAAAATAGAAAATTTTTTAAAAGATCAAGGATACACATTAAGAAAACAGCAAAATTTGAAAAATAGTAAAATTTATAATTTGGGCAATTTTCTTTTTGAGGTGAAACAAGTAGATTTGATAGATGACGATGATCGCAATGTTACTATTGGTGTAATTAATGCAGCCATAACATATAAATCAGCATTGAAGGTAATATCTGATTATAAGAAAATTACTGAATATATTTTTGAAGTTTCAGATATCAATTCGAGACAATCACAATCATCTTTAACGTTAAAATATGGAGACAGTAACCCTTTTATGGGTAGAAATTTGGCCAGCTTTGATAAAAAATCTATTAAAAATTTTTCGTGTCAAGTTAGTTTTAGCGAAATAATTGGAAGTGATGACCCAACTATTGATGGAACAGATATTTTTATATATAAAGAATCTATTAACTATACAACTAACAATTTAGATAATTTAGTTAATGTAGCAAGAATATGCTTTAATACGTACAGATAAAAAGGAGAAGTGTTAATAATGCAGGCAGTATCAGTTTTTGAAATAGTAGATCAAGAAAATTTTGCTTCACCGACACTGGAAAACCGATCAAGTAGCGAAACTAGAGAATTGAATGGAACAAATGAAACGTTTAGTACAGAAATGTTTGCAAATGAAACTATTGGAAACTACACTAAAATTTCATTTGCGGTGGATGAGGAATTTAAATTAAGAGGCCGAGTATTTAATGCAGATATAACAGGAGTGGTTGTAAAAAATACTTATGACGGATACTTCAATAATGTAGATGGTACGTTGATTCTTTTTGCCAATCGTTTGAGTGCTGACACAATAAGTGATTTTGTAGCGTCTGAATTTCAGCTAAATTATACAAAAAAGGTATTTGATTTAGAAACTATTATGGATGAATCATCAGATGTAAGAAAAACACAGTTTAAAAATGTGCGAATTCAAACTTTAAATGGGAGTTCTCTAAACGGAAGCAGAGTAAATCAAACTGAATTGTATGATTTAATGTATCAGAATGGTGATTTATCTCAAATAGCCGTCACTTATCCAATTAATAATGTGGAGATTAGTTTTTCCATCTCCACATCTGGAGCAATTGTTATTTTTTCCACTATGGATAATATTGATATATTGACACTAATTGAAGAACTATTTTTATATTAATGCCCCCAGCTAAAAAAGCTATCTAAAAACTATCTATTTGTAAAAATAGTTGAGAATATACGAATTTTAGAAGATAACTTTTAGAGATTTTTTGTTGATATAACAGTATTTGTGCGTATTTAGATAGAAAATCGTTAAATGGAAGGGTCTGTTGGATAACAACTAATTCATTGCTCGAAACGTTTATATTAAAGCGTTTCGAGCATTTTTTTATTTGCATTTTAATAGTTGGCTACGTTTTTGGCTACGTTTGGAATTATTAGCCCATAAATTTTGAAAATCGGTCACCTGTTTTCTTAATAGATTGTGGTGTGACATGAGCATAGATATTCATGGTAGTTTTAATATCTTTGTGACCTAATCGTTCTTGTACTTCTTTTATCGAAGCACCACTTTCAAACAATAAGCTACAGTGGGTATGCCTAAATCCATGTGGAGTAATTTGAGGCTCCATCGGTGTCTTTTTGTAAATCCAGTCTAACCAATCGTTTACTACTTGGGGGTAGTACAGCTTGTTTGTGTTTGTAGTGAAAAGAAACTGCTTTGGTGAATTCGTGTTATAGCCATATAAGATCATTATTTTCATTTGTTCTTGTTGCCAAATACGCAGTTGTTTAAGTGTAAAATCATTAAGCTGAATCGTTCTTGATGAATTTTTAGTTTTAGGTACTTGTAGAACTACTTGATTAAACTCGTCTTGAGCGATAGTTTTACCAATTGTTATTGTTTTATTGAAATAGTCTATATCTTCCCATTGAAGCGCCAATGTCTCGCTTTTACGCATTCCTGTATAAGCTAATAAACGGAAAAAAGTGTACAGTTTAACTGAATTATTTTCTTTAGTATTCTGTAAAAATAGTTGTAATTGATCTTTCGTATAAAACTTCAAGGGTTGTTCTTCTTCAATTTTTCTTGGAAGCAATGTTTTAGACATAGGATTATCTTTACAGACTTCCATTGCTACTCCAAATTTAAATATTTGAGCAGTTGTTTTTCTCAAGAAACCATATTGTTTTAATGTTTTGTGCCATTCATTAACCTGTTTTTGACAATAACTAACACTTATTTTATCCAATCGTAATTCCCCAAAAGCAGGTAATATATGGTTCTTGCAAAAACGTTGAGCAACGGCAACGGAAGATGGTTTTACTCTCGTTCTGTAGTTATCAATCCATAATTCATATAACTCTTGAAAAGTTGTAACATTGATTTTAAACTCTTGTTTTTCTTTAAAGTCTACAAGTAGTCTATTAAGTGCTATTTGTGCCTCAGCTTTTGATTTGAATCTTCTACGCTTTGTACGTATATCTTTTCCAGTCTTGGGATCTTTTCCTAAATAAGTTTCAAATCCCCAATATTTTTCGCCATTTTGTAATTTATAACTAAAAAATGTGGCCATTTGATTCTCTCCTTACTTCATGATTGCAGGTAGAGAAGTTATTTGAAGAATCAATTGCTTTTAAATTTATCGTGATTATTAGTTAGAAATTTTGCGATTATACTATTTTTCTCATATGGGAAATTGTATTTTTTGCTAAGATCAGAAATAAATTTTTCTGTTTCAAATTGGTTTTTAGTAATTTTATAAAAGAAATCCTCGACAGATGAATACTGTGAAATATCTTGATAGGCTAAGTCCATTTCGTTTAATAGCTGTTTTGAAGAATCAATCAGTATTTCTTTTTCACCGTATTTGAAATCCCCATTTCTTATCTTATCTTGAAGTCTACTGTTGGCTCTTTTGAAAAATAGCTCTTTAGAGATAGAGTGTTTTTGACTAGCATACTCTTCGATAAGAGGATTGTGGAATGGCAACAGTTTTTTTGACAAATTTTATAAGGTGCAGAACTTCTTTCCGTATGCTATTCCGATTGTCCTTGACAATGAGCCTCCTCGGATGTGACGATCTTCGGCAGGAGCTAACAGTTAAAGTTAGACTGCCTCGCTAGCGTTAGCACATCCGAGCTCATTATCAAGGATTCGCTGCGCCAATCTCTGGTTACGGTAACCAACCGGTGTCTCGTAGCCAAGTGTACCGTGCAACCGAAGGTGGTTCCACCAATTGACATAGTCAAATAACTCCAAATCCAATTGTTGTAAGGTTTCAAATGTGTATTGATAGACAAATTCTACTTTTAACGACTTATAAGTTGATTCAGCTACGGCATTATCAAAAGGACAGCCTTTATGACTCAATGATCGATTGATGTCAAAAGTTGTTAATAATTCATCAATAGCTTGGTTATCAAACTCTTTTCCACGATCAGTATGAAAAATCTCAACCTCTGTCAGAGGTTGTTTGATACGGCTAAATGCTTTTTTTACTAGAACGGCATCTTTATGTTCTCCACAAGAATAGCCGAGAATTTCTCGATTGAACAGATCCAAAATGAAACAGACATAATTCCATTTTTTCCCGACTCGTACATAAGTCAAGTCTGTTACGATCGCTTCTAATGGGGTGTCTCTTAAGAATTTACGATTCAATACGTTTGTCGTTTTGGCTTCATTGCAAGTAGAATGATGTACTTTAAAATAAGCAACAGTATAGCTCGATTTTAATCCTCTATTTTTCATGATTCTACTAATTTTTCGTCGGCTGATCTGAATGCCTCGTTTTGATAAGGCTTTTTTTATTTTTCTTGAGCCGTAGGCCTTTCGGCTGCGGATAAATTCTTCAGCGACTACTTCTTCAAGTTCTGATTCGTCTTTCTTTGGTTTTGATTGATAATAATAGGACTGACGTGATAGACCTAATATTCTGCACATCGCTGATATAGGGTAAAGATGCTTATTCGCATCGATTACTTGTCTCTTCGTCCGAATATCAGCGCTGCTTGCTTTAAAATATCATTTTCCATTTCTAATTGCTGGTTTCTTTTACGTAGTTCTAACAATTCTTTTTGTTCAGGCGTAAGATTATCTTTTTCTTTGAATGAACCACTCGTTTTAGATTGCTTTACCCATTTGTCAAATGCTGAAGCCGTTAGTTCATATTCTCGAATGATTTCTACACGTGGCTTTCCAGCTAAGTAAAGATTGACGATTTGTTGCTTGAATTCTTGTGAAAAAGTTCTTCGTGTTCTCTTAGACATAAAAATTCCTCCTGGTATGTTTTCTTCTAGTCTACACACCTTAATTTTTCTGTCTAGTTAATTGTAGCCTATCCACCACCTTCCTGTAGGAAGGTGCTATCAGTTTTCCCTTATGCTCTTTTCTTTCTTTTTTGTTTTATATGTCAAATACCATTTTGAAATGTACCATCTTAAGAAATTTATCCTTGAAAACAATTGCGTTATTGGATAAAAAGATGCTACATTATCTTAAAAAAGGAATCAAATATAATGAATTTAGTGGCCAGCATATCGCGTGATTAAGATACTTTATAGTGTAAGTTGAAGGAGAAAAAATGTTTAAAATATACTTCCCATTTCAGCGGGAAATAAAGGAATCTTGTTGTTTCTACTAGTAATGTATCTTTTTGGAAACTATGTAACGATGTAAGCAAGATTTTTTTCAGAAGAAAAAACGATAAAAGTTGTGATAAAAGATTAAAAAATAGGAGAAAATCTATCAAGCGTATAGTATGAAACGCACATTTAAAAAATATTCGACTAACTAAAAAAGTTTACAAAGCATGGTCGTGTATTACAAGTAATCTATGCACTGAAAAATGATAGAGAAAATCTGATACGTCCGCAACAATGAACGATTGAAAATGAAAGTGAGGAAATTGGGAGAATGTCTGATGAAAATAAAGTTGTTCCGCTTGAAACACTAGTGATAAATAAGGAAGAGTTTGAGCAACTTTTTCTTGATTTTTTTGTTCAATATGACAGGATTTATGATTTTAGTTCGTCACTAGATTTATTTGAATTAGAAGCAGAAATAAAAGAAAACAGCCAAGAGGAAGATGGTAACATTATCATTTCAGTAGAAAAGTTCCTTGAATTGTTTTCGGAAATATTTGAAATAGATACAGACTATTATCAACCACAAGAAGTTTTTCGAGAGTTTAGAAATCAGATTATTCGCTCAGGTAAGACTGTAAACTGA